ACGAGTGTCACCATCTTTAGATATTTCTACATGATGACTGTACACTCTGTCAACTATTATCTTGATATTATCACCTGGAAGTTTGCCGGGGCTAATAACGAACTGGTCATTAAACTTTTCTTCTTCTAAAAGAAGAGCGTGAATGATCTTACCTTGTACTAAATGAGCATCTGTACGTTCTTCTTTATTACCTAGAACATACATCTGATAAAACACTGCAGGGTTCCACATAAGCTTATTCAAGCTACTATAAGAGAAGCTAAACTTCTTACTATAAAAGTCATCTTGTAATTTGATGACTGTCTCTTCCATTAATGATTCTAATTCCATCCTTCTGAGTTTTCTTGTTTTAATAAATCTTGTGCAACACCGCAAATCATCATACCGTTAATTTGATTACCTGGCAGTATACTGTGAGAGTAACTAAAGTCTTTATACTTTTCGTAGAAAGCTGTAGCTATTCCTCTCCATGTGTAGTCTTCTACACAACGCCATTCTCTAATGTCATTAACCATGTCTGGTGTAAGATCATCTTTTAACTTTTGTTTCTCTTCTTCCCACTGCTTTTGAGCTTCTTCCTGCATTCTTTGAGTTTCTGGATCTTCCATCCATTTTCTAAATGCTGAGTTGTGGTCTATTTCTTGATCTATATCTGCCATACTATAAATTTTTAGGTTTCCAAAATCCCATGGCTACGTCACCATGAGCTATTACACAGTTTCTACATAGAACAGATATCCAACCTGATGTAACACCTAGGTCTTCTTCTGATCCACAGTCTTGACATTTGTCATCACACATACTTTCAGCCATCTTAATCATACCTTCTACCACTTCATCATGTCCATTTGTATAGAAGCGTAAGCCTCCAAACTTTTCTTTCATTTGTACACATGTAACTTGAGTTGGTTTATACTGCCCTTCTTTTGTATGTTTAACATGATGATCTATATACCATTGCATACAATCACATAGTTTATCTATAATTGGTAACCAGCCTTCTGGTACACCATGCCAGTTAACCCTGCCGGGGTTACCCTGATAGTCTTCAAATATCTTTGGATACTTGGCTATTATTTCTTCTGTAGTTATCTGCTTGGCCATAATCCTAATTCTATAAGTTTAGCACTCATACGTTGTTGTGATCTTGTATCTACTGTTAGTGCTTCCTCATACTCAAGGAGAGCTACTAATTCCTTAATTAGATCATTACAGTTTTTTAATTCAGCAGCTAGTTGCTCTCTAGATACTTTTGCATCTTCTGACTTATTCCAATCGTCAACGTTTGGATCTGTGTCATTATTATAAATTGCCATGTTATTTCTTTTCTAATTTTGTTTTATGATCGTGACATGTTGTACATAACACTTGTAGATTATCTTGTTCACAGAAGAGCCTGTCCACAAATCCGGGAAGGTCCTGCCCACAGTTTAAACTACCTGCTCCTACAATATGGTCCACGTTAATTTGCTTATCAGGAAACCATGTCTTACAACTATTACATAAGTATTCAAATTTCTGTCTCTTGTTAGGTCCCTTGTAGGGCCTACGAGCTTTCATTTTACATTCTGTAATAGGTTTCCACCACCTAGACTTTTGTCTAAGGGCACTACGTATGAATGACCAAAAAGCTGATTCAGTCATAGTTCCCGCATTTCTAGTTTTAGGAACTCTACTTGTTTTTTTAACAGGTTTCTTTCTAGTTGCCATTATAATTTTTTATTTATTAATGGAACCAATCTGTCTCTAACAGCTTTAGCTCCATTGTCTTTTATTGAGTCAGACAAGTCTTTACTCATAGGAAGAAGAAGGATTTCCACTGCAGGATAAGTAGTTTTATACTTCTCCATAGCTTTAATACCTGCATCGTCATTATCAAACATTACTATCACCTTCTTATAATCTTTTATAAATTGCTCCATAGTGTCCCTTTTAATCATAGAGTTCTCACTATCTGGGGCTACTACATTTATATTAGAAAGCTTAAGAGACTTCAGAGACATCATGTCTTTAAGACTGGACAGAATAATTAGATAATCATTCTGCTCTAGATGCTGCTCTCCCTGTAAATGGTCTTTAATTTTTAGAAACTTTTTATCTGATGTTTTAGGTTGGTAGATTTTATATAGCTCCCCGCCTTTGGTAAAATACCCATAGATGTAGTTTCCACTAATTACTAATTCTTTACCGTCCTTTATCATAGTGTAATATGATAGGGGTCTTACGCAATACTCATCTAGTAATTTAGATCCAATGTTAAACTGGGTCCAGAAGTATTGATCTTGAGTAGTCCATGGTCTAAAAATATAACTATGTACTTTATACTTAGACTGCTCTTTAAATTCCTTTACGTCGTATCCTCCATTGTTATGGAGAACATAATCATTATATTGCTCTACAATTAGATTGCAGGCTTTATGATATGGTAAGTCATAGATATCTTTTACAAGATCTATAGCTGAGCCCCCCTTACCTGTAGAGAAATCTTTATACTTATACACTTTAACTTTTGCATCAAAGTATATACACATGCTTGGCGTGCGTTCTTTACTATTAAATAAGCTTTTAATTTTTACATCTTCACCAGCTAACTTTTCTTTCAGTTTGCAAAAATGTTCAAATACCCAAGGTGTTGGTACATCCTTTATATCATGTACCAGATTTTTAGTTTTAAACATAGCTAAGAATTTAAAAAAAATTGGGGAGAGTAGAAACTCCCCCCTCAGAATGTATATGAAAGAAAGACTTTACATGTTAAAATCTTCGTTTACAGGCTCAAAACCAGATACTGGCTTAGTCTGTAAAGCTTTGTAATGATATTGATTATTCTTGTCAAACTTCTCTAATTTATTTTCATCTGCGTTTGCAAATTTAAACTTAGGAAGTGATAACTTAACAATTGTTTTACCATTGTACTCTTCTTCTTGAGCTTTAAGGAAGAAATATAAATTCTTTCCTTTTAATAACTTAGCTACTTGAGCAACCCAGTCTTCAATACTAGATGCACTGATAGTATCTAACTCATCTTTTAAACCCAATTCTACAGCAATAATGCTAAGCTTGTTCATAATCTCATTTTTAGACGGACTCGTCTCATTATAAGAATCAATCCACATACTTGCAGACACTCTAGCAGATTGGCCTGTGAATTTAGGGCCATTCTCATTACCTTTTTCTATAGTCCACCCCTCAAAGTTTTCTAATACAGGTCCCTCTAAAACTAATTCCAGAGCTTTTTTACCTGTATTTTTAGATTCTCTTACTGATGCACTAAAGATGTGTGCATAATTTACTCCTGGTTGTAGAGACTTCTGTACTCCACCACCTTGTTTTACTTCTTGTCCTTTTGTACTAAACATACTGTTTGTTTTATAAATGTTAAACGTTCAACTAATTCTCAAAATCTGTGATTCCTTTTTTTACTAAACCTAAATCGTTTGCTATCTCAAAGGTATCAAACATTCCTTTAGGTGACTTACATGTGTTATCACCTGTAGTCTGAGTTTCAAAAACATATCTAATTACATCATCTTTTCCTTTCTTCACTTTACCGTAAAGCACTATAGAGAATAATCCCTCTAAGGTAAGCTTTTCATCAACCATTTTACCAATAGTCTTTGCTTTTAATTTACGTTTACCATCCATATCAGTAGATTCTTCTGCATGAGTTAAGAAGAATACAGTTAAGTCTTCTCTCAAGTCTTTAGGCATTCTAGCTATACGAGCTAAACCTGCACCGATCTGAGTGAACTTCTCATAACCTTTCTCGTCTACTCTTTCAAAGAACTCAAACGAGCTCATGTACTGAAAATCATCTACCACTATGGTTTTGATTTCAGGACGCTTGTCATTTACATACTGTAATGCTGCATAAATATTCTGGGTGCTAGACTTATCATACATATTACCTGTAGGATTGTCTTTAGACCATATAGAATACTTTGACTTCCATCCTTTAAAGGGTAACGGTTTGTTAGCCACATTAATGATGAAGGTTTCTTTCGGGTCCAGGGTCTCAATAGCTGTAGACTTACCTGCACCGGACTCTGCAATAATTAATACTCCTTGTGCCATGTGATTGTTATTATTTGTTATTTAGATTTTATAAGCTCGTTTAACCAGTTCTTGCTACTTACAGGCTTACCTGTATGGATAGCATAGTAATCTCTAATAGTCATCTCACTATACGGAGCATCTGATGAATCCATAGAAGCAGGTGCTGGATACATAGGCATGTCTTTTAAAGACGGGTTAGCATTTGTTGTAAAGATGTTCTGTGTACTCTCTACTGCTGCATATTTACTAATAGCAATAGACTGAGGATTAACAGATCTTAGTTGTTCAATAGGGACTAAATAAGAACCTTTCTCATTTAATTCATACTCTTCTTCAAAAGCTGCATTATAAGGGATTCTATACACTGTACGTTTAACGTCTGCAGGGTCTAGCTCTCTAGTAACTAATTCAAAATAGAAACCTTTTTCTTTCTTGAACTCTGATGAAAAGATACCTACTACTAATCTTCCTGATTTATCATGGAAGGGCATTTTCATATTGAAGTCTGTGATACTAATACCAAGATCTTCTATTAATGTTTTATGATGGGATCGTACAGCTTCAAGCTTACTACGCTTCCATTCTTTTTTCTGCTCATCGGCAGACTGTAAAAAATTAAAATCTGACATAATCTGTTTTTTGTTAAGGTTGAAATTGATTTGTTGTAAATTGCTGTCCAGCTGTTTGATTTCTAGCTGAACGTCTTTGATATGTACCTGTTGGATTCTGAGAGTCAAACTCTGCCACTTCTATTAATTTCTGTCTATTGAAATTAGCATCCATGAATAGTAAGTTATTATCATCAGATCCGTTTCTCACTTTAAGTAAGTGCATAAAGATATGATTCTTTTTAGCATCATACTCTTTAGGTCCATATAAAGGGATGTTTGCTTTATGAGGATTGTTCAGTGCTACTAGTATATCTGATCCTTGCATAAGAGCGTCACCACCAAATACATCTGATGATACAGGATAGTTACCAATTTTACCTGGCTCCTTTCTTGACGGCTCATCAATTGTACGGTTAAGTTGTGTGACCATAAATATGATGACAGGAAGTTCTTTCTTAACTTGCATTAAGGCTTCTACAGTGTTGTACAATGTAGCAATCTTTTCTTTCTCATCTGGTGCTTTTTTAATTAACCAGCTATGATCAATAGTCACTATTAACGGCTTGCTACCAAGAGCAACATAAAATTGTTTAATAGCATCTACTATCTCTCTATTGTTAATAGGATTATTTATTTGTAATCTATGTATACCTTGACTCTCTAGTAATTCAGTCTCTTTAATATACTTTAGTAATAGATTATAACTATAATCATCAAGAGCTTGTGTAGTACTTAAGATTTGATTATAGTCAAGAGCAGTCTCTGCAGCAAAAGCTCTAGAGCCTGACTGTTTAGCTCCCATTTCAAATTGGAACTCTAAGATGTTAAAGTCTTGTCCAGGATTTAACTTACGAGCTTCTCTTAAAATCTGACTTACAATAAGTGTTTTACCTGCACCAGGTCTTGCACCAATTGTAATAAGAGAGCCCCATTCTATACCGTTGACACCAGCTTTGTTAAGCCCAGGCCAAGGTGTTAGTAAAGATTTAATGTTTCCTTTACGTCTATCATCTACGTATTTAGCAGTCTCTGTTAAGATTTCTGAATACTTTCTAGCACCGTAAAGTCTTTCTTTCTGTTCTGACATTATAAAGTGGTTACAATGTTCTTAAGATCCACTCTAACTTCATTTAATGTTTCTATCTTTCCTTCTAGAACAGCTTTAGTCATTAAATTATTAACAGCTAATTTAAAACCTTCTAAACTAATCCCGTAGATTGATTTCTTCTCATTAAGAGGAATAGTAATTTGATAGAATTTATCTTCTATCTCTTTTTCATAATCTGTCATACACTGTGTTTTTGTAATTTTGAGGGATGTGAAGTTAATAAATGTGTTTATAACTTCCAAAAAATATCTAAATTATTTTTAAATATTTAATATTTTAGGGTCATCTAATATAGCTTGGCAAGTGTCCGCTAATTTAGACGTGTCATTTTTAAGTATAAAATAACTACTAGTAGCCATAAATTTATAATCTAGCTTCTTATAGTAATTTACGTAATAATCCGTTGCATCCAAAACTAATTCCCAATCATATTGGGGGTACTTCTTAAAGAACTCTACAAACTTCTTTGTAAGCTCAGCAGGCATTTGTCTACCTAACTCTTTAGAAGGCAGTCTGTTAGCAGGAAACATTTCCCTGTATTCATTTACATTTTTTATAAAATCGTCACCTAAAATTTCTTTTGTAATTCTAGACTTAGTCTTCTTTAGAAATGTTTCAAATTCATCTAAAATATATAATGCCCCTTCTGTTAATTTACCATCAGGGCTCATCCATCCTCTCTGTTCACATACAACTCTTTGAGCCTCAGTATTAATAACTTGGCTAGGTACAATTTTTTCTCTACAGCTATCTAAATAATATAGCTGATTAGGGCTAATGCTGTATTTTCTGCAAACGTTCCATAATTGGTGA